GGCCCGCGTACGGGAGGAAGACCGTGATCGACCTGGCACGGCGCCAGGACCAACAGGAGAGGAAAGGATAACCATGACAGAGCAAAGCGGATTTTTCGCCGACGGCGTCGGCGACATCAGGCGATACAGCCAGGCCCACCTCGCGGCGGCCCTGATGCTTTTCGCCCGGAACGGAGTGAGCCATGTCTTCGGCAACGGGTGCCAGGTGGCCGTCACGACCCCGGCGACCCGTGCGGTCACCGTGGCCGACGGGTGCGCCATCCTCCAGGGGTATTATTACCAGAACGACGCGACGATCACCCTCCCGATCGCGGCGGCGGACGCGACGAACCCCCGTATCGACCGGGTCGTGCTCCGGCTCGACGCGCTCGGCGACCGTGCCATAACGGCCCTCGTGGTCACGGGCACTCCGGCCGCGACCCCCGCGGCCCCGTCCCTCGTGCGCTCCGGCGGGCTCTACGACATCGGCCTCGCGACCCTCCTCCTCCCGGCGAACGCCGAGACGGTCTCGGCCGTCACGGACACGCGCATGACCGCCGAGACGTGCGGGTATATCGAGCCCTGGCTGGTGAGCCAGACGTCGCTCTACCCGACGGGCCCGGTCAACATGCAAGGCCAGAAGGTGATCAACATCGGCGCCCCCCTCGCGGGCTCGGATGCGTGCACCTTCCAGGCGGCCTATGATCTGTACTCCGACGCGATCCAGTCCCGGAATTACGCGGGCGACCTCCAGCCGTTCGCGGGGTCGGTCGCGGGGCTCCAGGATCTCGGCGCCGACCACTCGAACCCGGCGACCGGGAAGCACATCTACGGCCGGGTGGCGAACGCCGGGGGCCCGATCGAGTGGCTCCTCTGCAACGGGGCCGAAGTCCGAAAGGAGACCTTCGGCGTCGAGACCCGGGACATAGGCTATCTCGACCTCTACGCCCGGATCGTCGACACCTACGGCTCGGCGACCGGCGGGGGGCTCTTCTTCCGGCTTCCGAATTTCGAGGGGGCCGTGATGGGCTTCTACAAGGCCGGGGCGACGGGCTACGACCTCATCGGCCAACGTGTCCCGGGCGTGACGGCCCAACTGGTGAGCGAGGGCGGTGCCGAGATCCCCGCGCATTTGACCGTCGGCGGCGTCCTGGTGAAGGTGTGATCCCATGACGACCAAGTACGTCTTCGCGGCCGAGGACTCGTCCGCCGCCGACCGGGCCGCGGCCTCCTCGGGGTGCCTCTTCACGGGCACGGCCTGGACCACGGCCCAGAAACAGATCATTTCATCGAACACGGCCTCGGAGATCGAGTTCCGGGCCGGCACCTATGCCTATGCGGGGTCGCTCGACATCGGGAACAACACGAGCTTCCACGGGCCCGCGGGGTCGATCCCCGTGCCGGCCCGGAAGCGGACCCTCGTGGACCATGATAGCCGGACCATGGCGGTCTTCCGGTCGCTCCCGTCCCACCAGTACTCGACCCAGACCATGATCGGCGGGGCCCCGGGCGGGGTCGAGAGCCCGACCCAGCCGTCGAGCGTGAAGGCCGTGATCACGACGGCGAACCCGGGCTCGAACGTCCAGATCGCGGACATCTACATGCTCGGGTATATGACCCTGAACCTCCGGGGGTCGTCGAATTGCCGGGTCTCGCGGGTCGTGATCTCGAACTACCTGGGGAAGGCGAGCGACTACCCGGCCGCCGGATCCTGGTGCAACATGGGGTTTGGCGCGACGGGCGCCTTCTGGTGCCAGGGGTCGAGCTCCAACAACGTCTTTGAAAAGTGCATATCCCAGTTCTCGTCCCATCACGGCTTCCTCTTCCTGAATGGCGGGACGGCCCGGGGGATCAAGGTCTCGGATTGCCGGGCGCTCTATTCGGGGTGCGGCATGATCCGGAGCGGAAACCAGAACCCCGTCTCCGACATGGCCGAGTCCAAGGCGGTCCAGGAGCTCAAGAGCGCGGGCGCCCACTCGGGCGGCCGGGGGTATATGGACTGGAGCGTCGGCTTCGATCTCAATGAATCGGGGACGGTCGACGGGATGGTGGTCGAGGACTGTTACGCCCTCAGCGCCTGGAAGGTCAATTATTACCAGGAGCCGATCCGGGTGAACAAGAACGTGGTCCTCCGCCGGTGCGTGGGCGAGGAGGCCGGGCGCCGGGCGACGATCACGGTCCAGACGAGCACGGGCGCGGTCGTCCGCATGATCCCGCGGGAGTCGGAAGCCTCCAACTTCTACCTCCAGAACGCGGCCCTCTATGACTGCATAAGCCGGGGCGCCCTGAAGGCCGGGTACAATTGCTTCCCCCAGTCCAACTACACCCAGACGGTCGACGGAGTCGCGTATCGCTTCGCGCTCGTCGGGTGCTCGGATTGCGGGTCCGGGTACGGGATCGTGTGCGGGCCGTGCGACACGGGGACCGTATTGGTTAAAAACTGCAAATTCGCGAATTACGGGCATTACGCCGTGAACGTCGCCGGGAACGCGAACGCGAAATACACGATCAAGGGCGTCCGGATCAAGGTGCCGGCCGAACGCGCCGGGCGCTCGCCCCTCCGGCTCGGCCGGTATTGCCGCCAAAATTCCGCCATGAGCCTCTCGTCCACGCGCCGGGGCTCGTTCGCCGAGGGGCTCGCCACGGCCTGCGGTACTCTCGACGTGACCTGTGACGGGGTCGTGGAGGGGCTCAATGCCGGGGTCGCGGCCTACGCATCCGGCCCGAGCTCGCCCAAGAGCCCGGGGGCCGTCACCCTCCAGCGGGCCACGGACGCCACGAAGTTCACCCAGGCGGAGCTCGACGCGCTCTGTGTCGCGGCCACGCCGAAGCCCCCTGGCGATCCGGAGCCTCCGGGCGATCCGGAGCCTCCGGGCGATCCGGAGCCCCCGGGCGACCCCGGGACGGCCCCGGTCGCGGCCTTCACGGGCGCCCCGACATCGGGGATCGCGCCCCTCACGGTCCAGTTCACCGACCAAACCGACGGCGCCGAGTCGTGGACGTGGTCGTTCGGCGACGGAACGACCTCGACCCTCCGGAACCCGACGCACACCTACACGGTCCCGGGGACGTACCCGGTATCGTTGAACGTCGGAAAGGGCGGGATGTACGACGGTGAGCATAAGGCCGGGTATGTCCGGGTCTTCTCGGCCGGCGGGGGCGACGTGGTCCCGGTCAACCCAGGAAACCGCGTCTGGCTCCTCTCCGACCCCACGGTCGTCCAGGCATACGACGGCGAGGGGGCTATCGCGGCGACCATCACGCTCCGGATCGACGAGGGCCAGGCCCCATGAGCACGCGGATCCTCTGTGTCGGGGACGCCCTGACGCGCGGCACGAACCGGGACGGGTCGGGGGCCCTCCCGTCCACCATCACCTCCTACTCCTGGCGCCGGTGGCTCTGGGCGAGCCTCAGAGAGAAGGGGCGGGACGTGGACTTCGTCGGGCCGCACACCTGGCCCGATTTTGAGGGCGTGGAGTTCGATCAAGGCAATTGTGCCTTCGGGGGCACCACGACTATCGCCTGGATGCTCGACAAGGTCCGGGCCCTCCGCGTGGCCGACGCCGCCGCGAAGGCGAAGGGTGAGGCCACGATCGCCCCCCAGGTCGCGCTCGTCCTCATCGGCACGGAGGACGCCTATAAGCAGACGACGATCGCAGACCGGAAGGCCGGGATCCTCTCGCTCGTCACGGATCTCCGCGGGTGGTATGCGGACCACTACGCGACCGGAGCGCTCCAGGTCGTTCTTTCAACTCTCCCGCCGACGACCGACGGTGAGAACGGGGCATACCGGGACCGGACCCAGATCCAGCCGTTCAACCTCGCGCTCGCCGAGCTCGTCACGACCCTCACGAAGCCCGAGTCCCAGGTGCTCCTCGTCGACCCCCACGACGGATGGACGGCGAGCATGAGCGACGACACCGGGCGGAAGCCGAACGAGGCCGGGGACAAGCACATTTCCTCACAATTCTTCGCGGCCGTCGAGCCCCTCCTCGGCGGGGTTGGCCCCGTGATCCCCGAGCCCGACCCGGGGACCGGAGAGGAGCCCGATTACTCGGTCGGGACCATCCGGGCCGAGTTCGCGACCGCCCCGGCCTCGCCCGTCACGGGCGCCGCGGTCACGTTCACGGATAGGAGTGTCGCCGACCGCAAGAAGATGCACCGGCGGATCATCGTGATCGATGGGGTGAGCCGCGAGTACGTCCGGGACATGATCAAGTACGTCCCTGACGATATGTTTCGGCTCACCATCGACCCGACGACCCCGGTCGAGGGCGTCGATTGGGCCATGCAGGAGTTCGCCACGGCCCGGGGCCCGATCACGATCCCCTACCCCCTGACGAACGACACGGTCCTCGTCTCCGACCGGGCGCACGCCGGCGCCGACTGGACCGGGGTCGGGGCGATCTCGTGCTATCCCCCCGTGCTCGGCAAGGTCGCGCTCCCGTTGATCGCGGACGAGGTCGCGAAGGGGCTGTACCCGGAGCACGGCCAGAGCCTCCTCCACGAATTGCTCCACACGATCGAGGGGCTGGAGAGCTCGGACGATCTCTATTTCTCCGAGGGCTTCCTCGGCTGGCTGGAGGTGCACCCGTCCGACCTCGCGAGGGCCTTCCTCCGAAACCCGGCGGCGGCGGAGACGACGTACGAGCTCCTCAGCCTTTTTTATTACTATCTCATCGAGACGTACCGCACGACCCCGGACCTCTGGAGCCGGCAGGTAACCTACTTCTGGAGCTTCGGCGACGGTGCGATCTCGACCGAACGCTCGCCCGTCCACGCGTACGCGGCGGCCGGCGCGTACCCCGTCCACCTGACGGTCACGACCCGGGAGGGGTTCGACACGTCCGACCTCGTGACGCTCACGGTCGCGGCCCCCACGGCGGCCCCGGTCGCCGCGTTCCGGGCGGGCGCGTCGGCGGGGGAGGCCCCGTTCGGCGTCCAATTCTACGACGAGAGCACGGGCGGGACGCCCGACACCTGGCGGTACGAGTTCGGGGACGGCGCCGAGAGCTCGGCGGCCACCCAGAACCCGACCCACGTCTACACGTCCCCCGGGGTCTACTCGCCCCGGCTCACGGTCACGAACGGCGCGGGGACGTCCACGGTCGAGCACGAGCACGCGATCACGGTCCTCCGGCCCCCCGCGGCCCCGCCGGCGATCCACGAGCTCGAATACGCGGGCTTCGTGGACCTCCTGGAGATGGTCGCCGAGATGTTCGGGTATATCGAGCTCCGGGACGAGGGTGGGATGGCCCTCGCGCCCCGCGTCCCGACGGCCGGCCGGATCACGGCGACCCTGGAGGAGGACACCCTTAACCTCGTGCTCCAGGTGCGGATCCTCGGCGCGGACCTCGCGGCGCTCCCTCAGAAGGTCTCGGGCGGGGAGTTTTACGAGGACGCGGTCGGCGGGGAGAGGCTCGCCCGGGCCATCTTCGAGGATATGCCGGTCTGGCCCGTCTTGAACGCTTCCGTCGACGCGCTCGACATCACGATCCCGATCTCGGTCGTGGCGGAGTCCGTCATGCCGCGGATCACGAACATGAGCCTCCAGAACGTGACCGGGGCGACGGGCGCGGCCCTGGTGGCCTCGTTTCGCGTCCAGAACCCTCCGCCGGGCGCCGTGGTGGTGCTCTCTGAGTATTCGCCGGTGGTGCCGGTCGGGGGCCAGGCCAGGCTCTCGCTGACGATCCGCCGGTCGTAGAGAAAACCAAAACAGAACCTTTTTTAAGTAGCCGACCAATCACTATCCATGGTGACTAACACCATGGAAGCACGACCGGCGGCGATCATCGTCTGCGATCGCCTCACGGACTACCAGGCGCGACGCCTCGCGGAAGACCTCGGGCTCTACGGGTCCGACGGTCGCACGCTCGCCGACCGCATCGACTCAGAGGCGTGAGATGAGGAAAAAAACAGGGGAAGCGGTGACAACGACACGCCCCTACCGTGCCAGATCTATACTGGCACCCCCAGGGCATGAGTGTTTCGGTCGGTCGTTGCTCGACGCGGCGATCGTTGCAGAGCGGGAGAACGGAGAGATCGGGATGGCCGGGAGGATCGACGCATGAGCGCGGCAATCGACCGCGAGAAACTCCTCGCGTACCTGAAAGGTGAAATGGCGTGGGCAGATTCAACAACGCCCATGGGCGTTATGCTGAAGTCGGCCGTCTGTGGAATAATCCTCTGCAAGATCGAACTCGGTGAGTTCGACGTGGAGGCGAGCTCGTGACCAAGATATACCAATGCTCCGAGTGCCCGGCGCCCTGTACCCTGGCGGTCTCGGGATCGTGCACCAAACCGCGCCACTGCCCGTATGGGCCCGGGGACGTTTCGCCCGTCTGGAAGCGGATGCGGACCAAGACCCCCAAGGCGCCCCGGGGGGCGAGCTCGTGAACTTCGTACCGGCGCTCATGATCTGCCCCGCGTGCGGTGCGGAGGGGCGGCGCGTGATCTTCCGGCGGGCCGCGAACGCGACGCCGACGTGCTCCCGGTGCGGGTCCACCCTCCGGCGCGCGACTCAGAGGGACTTCGAGGCCCACGCCGCGAAGACCTGGGGGACGGCCGCATGAGCCGCCCGCCCCTCTTTACTGCCCTCTTCGCGGGGTGCGACCTCACCGTCGAGGCCGACCGCGACGGGATGAATTTCGTCGAGACCGACCCCGACCGGGTCCGCGAGCCCCGCGGGATCCACCTCCACTGGGACGCGATCCTGACACGCGCGCCCCCGGGGGCCCTCGTGAAGGCCCTCGCCGGCCACGAGGGCGACCGCGAGGCGATGGAGGCCCTGGAGCGCGTGCGCGTCGAGCTCTCGCGCGAGTGCCGGCGGAGCCTCCGGGCCGCGATCGCCATGGGGACGGTCCCGAAAGACCTTTCCCCCGACGGCGTCCGCCTCGGGTGCGTCGACCACGAGCGCCTCCGGGCCGAGCTCGCGGACCTCGTGCCCGACCGCGTCGTGCGCGCCGACCCCGCCAGCGACCCGCTACCGGAGCCCCCCGCGGACGTCGACCCTGCCGCCTACCGGGCGTCCAGGCCCAACCCGTTCCGGCGGGCGCTCGACCTGAATGGCCCCGTCGGGCCCGTGCCGGCTCCCGAGGACGACGAGTACGGGGAGGTCGGCCCGAAATGATGGCCCCCGTCCTGGACGAGGACGGCCAGAGGATCCCCGGGAAGCCGGGGACGTGGCTGGAGGTCGCATACGACCGGCACCTGGAGGCCGAGCGCCTCCGGGAGCGCCTCAAGACCGTGGAGGACGACAAGGCGTACGCGCTCGACATGGCGAAGGACGACCCGATCCCCGTGGTGAATCTCGGGTACGGGACCGTCCGGCTCGTCGTCACCCCCGGCCGCCGAAGCATCGACAACGACCTCTTCGTCGCGGCCTTTCCGGCGCTCTGCAAGACAGTACAGAAAGCCCCGGGGCTCGCGGCGGCCCAAGCGATCCTCTCCCCGGAGGAGCTCGCCCCCGTCTTGAAGCGGAGCGAGGACAAGCTCACGCTGAAGTTCACGCCGACGGTCGAGATCCCCCTGAAGGAGGACACCACACCATGAAGACCCCGACCGAACCGTGCCCCAACTGCGGCGCGGCTCCCCCCACCTACGAGTATGTCCCCATGCGGATCGGTGGAAAAGGATCGAACAAACCCGGCTATTTCCGGTGCCTCGCGTGCGGGTGCTGTGTCGAGACGGGCGTGTATGGCAACATCGTACGGAGTACTGCATGATTTCAGACACCGAAGACACCACGGCCGAGGCCCGGATATTCCACGCGCTCGGCAACCCGATCCGGCTCCGCGTCCTCCTGGCGCTCGACTCGCCGATGACGGTTTGCGACTTGAACGAGATTATCGGCACCTATCCCGACTCGAAGCTCTCGTATCACCTCACGACCCTCAAGAAGCGCGGGCTCGTGGCGTGCACGCCGGCGGGGAACCTCCGGATCTACCGGCGGACGGCCCTCGGGGCGCTCGTCGTCATGGCGGCCGAGGCCGTCCGGCGTGCGGGGGTCGCCTAATGCTCATCCTCGCGCTCCTCGTCGCGGTCCTCATGGCCGTCTTCATGGGGTGTTGCTACATCCTCGGGAAGATCGTGGGGTATATGATCGCCTTCGTGGTCCTCCTCTACCGTGCGGTTCGGGGGCGCCGATGATCCTGACGCCGATCTTCGAGTGGCTCGCGCCGGCCTCCGTCCTGGCGGTCGCGCTCGCGGCGGTCCACAACACCCGGCGCCCGCGGAAGCTCGGCCACGTCGAGAGGGCGGGGTGGGTGCGGTGACGTCCGCCCGCGGCACGATCCTGGAGCTTACGAAGGATCAGATCATGTCGATCACGCAAATCGCCCTGTTCGTCCCGGTCGCCGACGTCGAAGACTTGGTCCGCGAGATCGCGCGGACAGAGGCGTTCTCCCCCATCTTCGACCCGACCTGGTTCCAGCAGAACGGGAAGCACATCGGCGGCCACCTCGCGCTCGCCCGGGCGTTCCTTACGTTCCGAAAATCGATCGCGGAGATCGCCGAGGGATCCCCATGACCCCCAAGCGCGAGCTCGGCCACTTCGAGCGCGGGCGCTGGGTGCCGACCCCGTGCCTCATCGGCGTCTCCGATCACGTTATGAGCGCCGACGAGATCCGGGCCATCGGTGCGCGGATCCAGGCCGACCTCTCACCGGCCGGGCTCGACTTCGACGGCGGCGACTACGTCCAGGTCGGCGGCCTCCCGAGAGACGGCGACCAATTCGCGCAACAGACCGCCACGGGGACGCGGTGGTATCGGTGGGAGGCCGGCGCGTGGGTCCGGGCCCCCGACCTCGACGCGCGATACGGGGGATCCCCATGACAACGATCGATCTGAAGTTCTCACCCGAGATGGCCCGCGCGGTCCTCGAAGGGCGGAAGTGCTGCACGAGCCGCGATCTAAAGAAGGGCGACCCCGGCGACGAGTTCGAGATCGGGGGCGTCCGATTCCGCATAATCGCGGTCGCGTCCAACGTGGTCGAAAATATCGTGGTACATCTTTACGGCGCAGAGGGGTTCGGCCATCCATCAGACTGTGTCGAGGAGATCTTCAGGATCTACCCAGAGGCGACCCTCCACACGATCCTACACGTCCACTTCTTCGCGAGGTGTCCATGAGCCCGATCGACCTCGACCTCGCCGGGTTCGCCGACTGGCTCGAAACGCACCCGTATTCGGACGCGACGAGAAAGACGTTCGTCCAGAGGCTCGCGACGTGCGCCGAGTACGGCGTGACCGACCCGGCGGAGGTCGACGCCATCCCGGGCATTACGACGAAGTACAAGAAGAGCCTCCGGGGCGCCCTCCACCTCCTCGACGAGTGCAAGGCGGCGAGCGCATGAGCCCCGGCGGCTTCGAGGATTGCGCGAAGTGCGGAAAGCCCATCGTCGAGCGCAAGGGCGACCTCTGCGACGGGTGCACGGTCCTCTTCAACGAGGGGCGGCGGGAGATCCGGGTCCGCGGCGACAAAGCCCAGAAGCGCCTCGGAGAGCTCTGATGGCCGGGACGAAGCACCCGGCGTACTGGTGCGACCATTGCGCCCTATGCACGGGGTACACGCCCCAGGGGCGGGGGATGCTCGTCCATTGCCGGGGCACGAGCCGGGCGGCGATCGCGGTCTCCCCGACGAAATACCCCTCATGCCTCGCCCGGAGGCGCGCATGCTAGCCGGGACCAGGTGGGTCGAGGTCGAGGCCCGGATCTGCGAGATGAAGCGGGCCGGGGCGACGACGGCCGAGATCGCCCTCCATGTCGGGTGGGGCCTGGAGGCGATCCGGCGTGTCCTGAAGAAGCACGGGATCGAGACCAACGGGCCCGGCATGGCCCCGTGCGGGCTCTCGCTCATCTGGACCGCCGAAGAGGAGGCGGCGATCGACGGGGCCGCAACGCCCCACGAGGCGATCGTCCAGTACCGTGAAGCCATGGGCGAGCGCGCCCGGCGAACCGACAACGCGATCCGGCATAAGCGGGTCACGATGCTCCGGGAGGGGTCGCGGTGACCTCCATGGTCCTGCCGACCGGGTGGGGCGAGGTAAAGGCCGCCATGGTCGCCGACGCCGCGGCCGGGTTCACCCCGACGGAGATCGCGAAGCGCTCCGGGTGGGGCGTGGGGACGGCCCTCTCCGTCCTCCGCCAGGCCGGCGTCGAGCAACCGAACACCATGTGGGCCCGGCGCGAGCTCGACGCGATCCGGCCGGCGACCTCGAAGGAGGAGGCCATCGCCCTCTATCGCGAGGCCATGGGCCCCGATGCCCGGCGTACGGACATGGCGATCCGGCGCCGGTGGATGCGGGGCGGGCTCGAACCGCGGGATCCCGCGAAGCCGACGGTCGGCGCATGGGGCCAGACCCGCCGGCACCGGGGAGGGATCGCATGAACCGGGCCGGGAACCCCGGGCCCCGGGAGTGCGAGCCCCTCGACCCGTTCGAGTCCTGGGTCGCGAGCCGGCACAACCTCACCCGGAACTCGGCAATGGGCCTGGGGGCCACCCTCGCCCGCCTCCGGAAGGTGGCGACCGACGAGGAGATCCTGGCGGGGGACATCGACGCGATCGCCCTCCGGTGCCCGAGCGTCCAGAAAGCGATCGCCCGGCACGCGGCGGACGGCCACCGGGTATGGGCCCTCAGCCGGACCATGACGTCCTATCGCCGGGCCCAGACGATGCTCCGCGGCTACCGGGACGAGCACGGGGCGCTCCCGACCGTGATCCGCCAGGACGTGATCGCGTGACCGTCCGCATAACGGCGGAGCACGCCGCCGAGCTCGGGCTCGTGGTCCCGCCGAAGACGCCGAAGTACCGGAACAAGGCGAAGACCGTCGACGGGATCCGGTTCGCGTCGGGCGCGGAGGCCGCCTATTTCGAGCACCTGAAGCGCCTGAAGCGGGCCGGGGAGGTCGTGGCCTTCACCATCCAACCCCGCTTCGAGATCCAGCCGGCCTACGAGAAGCACGGCCGGAAGGTGGCGGCCCGGGAATACGTCGGCGACTTCGCCGTGACCTACAGCGACGGCCGGCGGGTCGTGGTTGATGTTAAGGGCGATCGCGGGACCGTCACGGCCCTCTTCACCCTCAAGCGCGCCCTCTACGGCTATCTCTACGACGATCCCCTGGTGATCGTCACCCGGGACGGCCGGGGGTGGAAAGAACACCCATGACGCCGGCGAGAGCCGAGCCGTGCCGGTCGTGCGGGGGCTCGGGGATGCACCACGAGACGAACGCCCCGTGTCCCACCTGCCGGGGCGAAGGGGTGACCTATTGGACCCAGGTCTACCGGGAGCGATCCCCGTGACCGGCCTTATCTATCAACACAAGGGCCGGATCTGGCTCGACACCCAGATCGCCGATCGCCACTGGCTCACATGGCCGGCGGCCGTCGCGGCCTTCGACCACTGGAGCCAGGTGACATCGAGGACGGAAGAGAACGAGACCGGCCCGTGCTCGGGGATCGCACGGCGCGAGACTGAGGAGATTTGCATCTGGCAGACGGATGAGGGATGGTACACGTTCGAGTACCTGGCCCTCCTGGAGGTCGTGCGGGGCGAATTGAGCCAGGCGATCGCCCATCGGTTCGCGACCCGGGAGGACGTCATGGCATGGGCCGCGGGGTTCGCCCGGCCGGAGGTCGCGGCGGACGACGCGGGAGGACTCGGGGCGCTCTGGTGCCCCGATCCCTCCTGAGAAAATCGCATTGGCTCCAGTGGAAGCGAAGGGGTCAGTGAAAAAAGTAGCGGTGACAGGAAATGCAAATAGACAGGTTTATTTCAACACGAACAAAAGACTCTGCTATGGTACAGACACTCGGCGGCGAGGTCGTCGAAAGTGTGAGCGTCCGCGTCCCGGCACGGTATCTCGCGCCGTTGAAGGAGCGGAAGATCAAGATAGGACCGACGGCGGCCGACCTCTTGATCGAGCATGTGAGAAAGACCTACGGGGTGGCCTGAAAATGGGGGCGATCGTGGTGCGATCGCCGGACTTGCACCTCCACCGTGCCCGGTGGAATGGTACCATGTCCCAACTTCTCTCTCAGAAATGGGGAGCGTCTCACGACAAGGTCGTTCGGGATCACCAGAACAACATGGTACCATGTACCATGTTTGATCGTTTGATCCGCGCCCCGAGACCCCAGGCCGTCGAGGGGGCCGATCGGCCTCCTCTGACCTCCATTTACGGGGGCTTGTTGTATAGCTTGTTTTTCAATCTATATATACTCTCTCGAAGAAAAAAAACGGCGCTCCGGGCCCCGTTGTCTCCTGGAAAAAAGAGAAGATCAAACATGGTACCATGTACCATGTTGTTCGCGTCGGTGCGAACATGAAAACCGATCAAGTCCACTTCCGGATCGACCCCGCGAAGCACCGGGCACTCAAGGAAAACGGGGGGTACGGGATCATTCAGATGCTCGGCGACATCGCGGTCGACGACTACCTGATGACGTGCCCGATCTCGGGTCTCTCGGACGAGGCCCGGATCGAGATCGAAGAGATCCGGCTCAAGATCAACCGGGAGCGAACCCGGAAGCGGATCATGGCCGCGTGCATGAAGGAGGTTGCCGGCGGGCACATGGGGGTCGTGGCGAAGTTCGGCCTCCGCCGGAAGCTCCTCCAGGAGATCACCCAGGCCGCGCGGGAGTGGTGGTACGAGAAGTTCCAGGTGCTCCCCTCGGACCCGGAGATCCACGCGGCGATCAAGGAGTATTACGTTGACAATCAACCCGACCTCGACGTCCTCCGGGGCGAACAAGTACAGAGGACCATGGAGGACTACGTGGCAACACACCTGGAGATGAAGGCCGCGCCGGCGACAGTCATGGGCCGCGACATCGGCGGGGCCCGGGAGGACTGCGAGGTATGACGACCGACACCGACGCCCGCGACGCGGGATCCCAGGCCCTCGACGCCCTCTTCCTGGCCGTCTCGACGGAGCGCGACGTCCCGACCCTCTGCGAGTACCCGGCCGCCACGGTGGCCGCCGCGAAGGCCGCGATCGCGACATTGACCGCCGAGGTCCGGGCGACCCGTGACCCGGCCGCCCGGGACACCATCGACGCGATCGCCGAGCACCTCGCCGACCTGGCCCGGTTCCGCGAGGAAAAGATCTGGGCGTACCGGAACACCCCGGCACCTCTCACGGCCTCGCCGGCAGAACGGATCGCCCACGCCGAGATCGCGGCCACGATCGCCAGGCTCCGGGGGACCGCATGAGCCCGTACGCCGTGCTCGCCATGTTGATCGCCGTCCTGGTGGCCGGCGCGCTCGCGATGTATGCCATGGTGCCCCTATGACCCTGGCGGCACACCGGCGGTATCTCTCGTATGTGGTCCGCCACAAGTGGTTTGTGTTCGTGGAGGCGTGTCGCCTGGGGATCCCCGTGCGCGGGCTTCTCCACGACCTCTCGAAGTTCCGCCCATCCGAGTGGTTCCCGTACGTTGAATCGTTCTACGGCCCGGAGAGGACGCTCGCCATCCGCGCAGCGTTTAACCGGGCCTGGCTCGATCACCAGCACCGAAACGATCACCACTGGCAACACTGGGGGCTCGCGGAGGACGGCGGTGGAACCAAGTGGCTTCCGATGCCAGATGGTGCACGGAAGGAGATGCTCGCAGACTGGATCGGGGCCGGTAAGGCACAGGGCCACACCGCCCCGAACGATTGCCGGGACTGGTATCTCAAACACCGCGAGATCATCCAGATGCACCCCGAGACACGATCCTGGGTAGAGGCGCGGCTGGTGCCGCTATGACCGATCTGGAGGAGGCCATGGCCGCGACCCGCGGGGCCCTCGCGAAGGTCCGGCACCTCCACGCCCAGGGGCTCAAGGACGGGGACGAGACCATGGACGAGGCCGTCGCCGACTGGAGGCTCGCGAAGGAAGCCCAGACCGCGGCCATGTGCGGAGACTGGTGATGGCCCTCACGCACATCAGCCTCTTCACGGGGATCGGCGGAATTGATTTGGCGGCCGAAGTGGCCGGCTTTGAAACTATTGCACAGGTGGAACGTGACACATACTGCCGACGAGTCCTGGCCAAACACTGGCCAGACGTACCGCGATTCGACGACGTCCGCGACGTTACAGCTGACGCTCTTCGGGACGCCGGCATCGGATGCCCGACCCTCGTCTCCGGCGGCTTTCCCTGCCAGCCGTTCTCCTGCGCCGGGAAGCGACGAGGCGCGGAGGACGACCGTTTCCTCTGGCCTGAGATGTGCCGGATCGTGTCGGAGCTCCGGCCCGCTTGGGTGCTTGGAGAGAACGTTGCTGGCTTCGTCGGCATGGCGCTCGACGATTGCGCTGCTGACCTGGAGCGTCTCGGCTACACCGTCCGGGCGTTCGTTGTTCCGGCTGCGGGCGTCGGTGCCCCCCACCAGCGCGCCCGGTGCTTCATTCTGGCCCACGCCACAGGCGGTCATGATCGAGAATCTGAATTATTCGGAGACGGACGATCGCGGGTGGTTTGTCCGGGGAACGGGGAGCGACTTCGGCCCGAACCTTGCGGACGCGGTTCGGATGTGGCCGACGCCCTGCGCCGCGGAGGCGAGCGAATCGGGATCGGGGGTCTCGCACCGGGGCAAGGGGACCCGGAAGAAACTGCTCTGGCACGCAAAACAACCGCTCCTGCCGACGCCGAAGGCCCGCGACTGGCGGAGCGCGGAGGGCGCGGCGGGGAGTCGCCGCGACTCCCCGGACCTGAACGTGGTGGTTGCCGCGGGGACTGGTGGGCAACTGAACCCGACGTGGGTCGAGTGGCTCATGGGGTTCCCAATCGGGTACACCGCCTTAGAGCCCTCGGGAACGCCGTCGTCCCCGCGCAAGTCTACCCGTTCGTCAAAGCGATCGCCGACATCGAGCGAGGGGTGATCGCGTGAACCAGACTCAGCGACGGGCCGAAGCCTTCGCGGCGACCGTCGCGGCCGAGACGTGGGCCTGGCTCCGGAGCGCGAAGCGCGGGCTCACCCTCGCCGACCTCGCCCGCCTCACCGGCCGGCACCAGTGCGACGTCGACGCCGCGGTGGCCCGGATGCTCGCGCACGGCGACGTGACCCTCGCGTACGGCTGGCGCGTGATCCGGCCCCACTACCTGAAACCATGACCTCCCGCACAACCGTAACCCCGATCGACGGCTTCGTCGCCGTCACGGCGGAGGACACGAACCCGGCGTGGAACCCCCTGGAGGGGCGCGCCCACGGCCTCCAGAACACGATTATCGGCGATCCCGACTACAAGCCCGCGTATGTCTACCAGGCGCGGCGCGCGGACGGGAGCGTTGAATCAATACCCCGCGAACGCTTCCTCGACCTGATGACGGCCCATTACGCCCGCGACCCGAACGCCCCCGACGCGGCGACCATCCGCGCGACTCTCGAAGAGGACTATCCAGCATGACAACCAACGAAAACGACTACGCCCCTCCTGCAACCTTCCAGGGCGACGAGGGCCCGTTTTGCGCGAAATGCGGCTACAATCTCGGCGACACGTACATCGACGCTCTTGGAAAGCGGTATCATTTCGACTGCTATCAAGAACGTTTCGGGCCAATTATCCGCGTCGAAAAGGTGACGGAACCGACCCCCCGCTCCTTCTCCCGCGTCGAGGTCCGCGAGCTCCCGCCCTGGAACTTCGCCCGGCTCGTCGAGACGACCAAGGCGGAGACGAAGGCGAACCTCGCCGCGGCCCTCGCCGACATCTGCCAGGTCCGGCCCCGGTGCGAGACCTGCCGGCATTTCAAGCTCACCCGCGCACACGTCGAGCCCGGCCTCCTCTCCGCCGTGTCGAGGACCACGAAGACGGGCGAGTGCCGGAACGATCCACCGAAGGGCGATCGCACCTGGCCCGCGGTCGACGGCGCCGACTGGTGCGGGATGCACGCCGGGCGGTCGCCATGACCGACACCGAACCGATCGCTCTGACAGAGCGCGAGATGGACTATTTGACCGAAGACCGGCTCGACACCGAGCACGTCACGGGCGAGTTCGACCTGGAGATAGAGGATAAGATCGTCGGCAAGGCCCGGTATCCGCGGACCATCAAGGCCGCATGTAACCCGGCCCTCCGCGTCACCTGTTGCGAGTTCACTCCAAACAACGAGTATCGAGTGAATGACGGGGCCGGCGAGTTCGTCCCGACCCATGCGTTCATTATCCAGGATCTCGGGGCGGGTACGGTCAATATCCAGTTCGGGACTGTTAACGCCGTGAACACACCGGAGGCCGAACCGTGAGCGACGAACAAACCATCATACGGATCTACGGGCTCAAGGTGGGGGCAACGCCCAACGCGCTCCACGTCGTCGCCTGTGACGGGGACGTGGCTACGGTCGCCGACGAAGCGATCCCCTGGCCCGACGTCCTGGAGGCCGCGCCGACCGAGGCGATCGTTGAAGCGCTGCGGGGCCGCGAAGGCGTCTATCATTTCGACCGATGCCTGAAGGGGACGCTCGAATTTCCGACCCTCCACGACATACTCGCCGTGCCGGTATCCGAGGTTCCCCCATGAGCCCGTTCTGGCGGTATGCCCTCCTGGCCCTCCTCGCGGTCGTCCTCCTCCGTATCATGGGGGACGCGCCGTCGCTCGCCCACGGGCACGTCCCCGTCTCGGTTCTCACGGGGGTGTCGCCGTGAGCGACCTCCTCAAAGCCTACAACGAAGCCCAGGCCCGGAAGGAGGCCGGCGAGACCGTCCCCGTCGAGATCCCGATCATGCGGGGCGGTGAGTGCTCGACCATGACCATCAGGCTCACGACCGACGACCCCCTCCTCGTCTACGGGGCGACCTCGGCCGGCTTCCTGACAATCGGGGACGAGAGCGTTGAGGTCCGGACGCACCTCCTCGTCCCCCGGCACTTCTACCCGGCGCCGCCGAAGTGGGAGGGGGCCGTGGTCGCGGACGGTATCGACGACGGCGTGAAGCTCCTGGCGACCCTGGAGGGGATCGACGCGTACGCCCGGGACAACGACGACGGCGAATACTACACCTTCCCCGACACATCCGTCCCGTGGGAGAAGGTGTTGGAGAACGCCCCGAAGAAGGCGCTCGTCGACGCCCTCGCGGCCCGTGTAGGGGTCGGCATGGGCCGGATGGATGGCGACGGCCCGTCCCGGATGACCTTCGAGGTCCAGGGGCTCGGGCGAGGGGATTATCTCATCCACGTCCCGGCAGGAGTCCGGCCATGAGCCCCGACCCCGCGCCCGTACTGGAGGTCTGCGACGGGTGCGAGAAGGTCGCCGGCCTCGCGAACGGGATCCCGTGCGGGATGCCATGCGTCCCGGGAGGCGCCCGTTCCAGAACCCCGCGGCCGTCTGAAGGCCAATGGGCGTGCGCTCTCGCACGGGAGACGGCGAAGCGCTCGACCTGCCTCCGCCGGCACGTCGGGGCCGTCCTCCTCGACCGGCTCGGCCATGTGATCGCGACCGGGTACAACGGGGCCCCCGTGAACGAAGACCACTGTACCACATGCCTCCGCGACGAGCTCGGCGTGCCCCGGGGGACGAGGTATGAGATCTGCCGGAGCGTGCACGCCGAGGCCAACACCGTGATCCAGGCGGGCCCGCGAGCGAGCGCCGCGACCCTCTACCTCGCGACCGTCGACCCGGCAACCGGGGAGGTCGTCGAAAACTGGCCGTGCTCCATGTGCGCCCGGCTCCTGGTGAACGCCGGCGTCCTGGAGGTCCGGGTGCTCCGGCCCGACGGGTCGATCGCAACCGACGCCCCGCGGACCTTCCTCGGGGTCGTCCGGAGGGGAGAATGACCGAACCCATCACCTACCCGGGAGAGGCCGGGTTTATCCCGCCGCCGGTGCCAGAGGGCGCCGAGCGGTTCGCGAAGGCAATCGCCGATGTTATCGCCTATGAAAAACTCCCCCCGACGACCCGGTCCTGGGTCGAGAGCGTCGACGGCGACGTGGCGATGGTCTGGATCCTCTGGCCCGTGAGCGAGACCCCGGCCCCCCTCCGCTTCCGGATCGAAATGCTCGGGGACGAGAACCTCCGATGGCAGTGGTTACCGTGACCTCGATCCTCGTGAAGGCCGGCTACCTCGCGCTCGCGATCGTCCTGGTGGTCGCCCTCGCCGTCCCCGTCTACGTGGCCGCGGTCTGTATCGACGGGTACAACGCCGCCCGGGAGAGGCTCGCCCGGAGGTCCGGATGACCGACACCACGCCCTGCGGGATTGTCTGTGTCGGCCTCCTCCCGGGAGACGTGTGCCTCCGGTGCGTGCTCGATTGCCCCGCGAGAGGACACCGGCGCGAGTGTCGCGGGGGGTGCTCGCCGTGCACCTGCGGGGATCACCCGGCCGGGGTCTGAGATGCGCGTCCGCCTCGTCGACATCGATAGCCGGATCCCGAACCTCGCCCTCATGCAAGCGAGCGCCTGGCACAAGAACCGGGGCGACGAGGTCGGCTTCGACGTCACCAACCCCGAGAAGGTGTATGTCTCCTGTATCTTCACCAAGAACGCCTGGAAGGCCCGGGGCGCGGCGACGTTCTACCCCGGCGCCGAGGTCTCGATGGGAGGGCCGGGTATCTCGTACGCCTGGCTCCCCGAAGCCATGCAGAAGGTGAAGCCCGATTATGACCTTTACCCGATGGACGCAAGCCTCGGCTTCACAACCCGGGGATGCTGCCGCAACTGCGATTTCTGTATCGTCCGGGACAAGGAGGGCCCGCTGAAGCGCTGGCAACCTATCCGGGCGTTCCACGACGAGCGCTTCGGCGCCGTCCGTCTCCTCGATAATAACGCCCTCGGCCTCCGGTCATGGTTTTTCGAGCAAACCGATTATCTCATTGACCACGGCCTGAAGGTCGACTATATCGGCGGCCTCGACGCCCGGATCCTCGACGACGAGATCGCCGAACGCCTCGCGGCCCTGAAGTGGTCCGCAAAGATCCGCTTCGCCTGGGACGACCCGAACGACGAGGAGACGATCACCGCCGCGATCGCGATGTTGAAGCGGGCGGGCATCACCACCCGGGGGAAGGTCAACTTCTACGTTATCGTCGGGACGGAGACGACGCCCTTCGAGACCGGGCTCTATCGGTGCCGGCGCCTGAAGCAGTTAGGGGCCGGCGCCTACATCATGCGGTACACCCGGACGCCCGAGCTTAACGCCCTGGCGCGGTGGGCCAATGCGAAGCAACTCTTCTGGTCGATGGACTTCGACGAGTACAAGGCCGAGACCTACCAGCGCGAGACGGCCATGGTCGCCCGGCACCGGAGGGGGGCGAAAGTATCGCAATGCCTTTAAGCACCAATACAAGGATGAATCACATAGGGATGAATCACCATGACGGGGAAAGGACACGGCAACAGAGCACAAGACGCGGCCGTGATTGCCGCGAGACGGGCCGAGGTCGCCACGCTCCGGCGGAAGCGGATGAGTCTCCGGGCGATCGCCCGGGCGCTCGGGATCCCGTATATAACCGCGAAGCGGGACGTCGACGCTCTGACGAAGGAGTGGCAACAATCCGCGGACGAAGAGATCGAGAAAGCCCTCGCCCTGGAGCTCGTCGCGTACGACGCCTCCGAAGCGAACCTTATCTCAATCGCCGAGGACGAGGAGCAAGCCCCCGCGACACGGATCGCCGCCGAACAAGCCATATCACGGATCCGGGACGGCCGGGCCCGTGTCAAGGGGTTCAACGCCGCGCAACGCATGGAGATCAGTGGTAAGGATGGAGGCCCGATCACCGTTAGCGACTACCGATCCGAACTTGCTGAGGCCATTAATAAGGTCATTACAGCCCGCGGAACTGGATCTCTTCTTGGAGAGTCTGAGCCCGGGGGTGCGGAAGCGCCTGGCGACGGACTGGCGCCTCCTCCTGGCGAGGGATAACCAGCTCCCGCCCGAAGGTAATTGGTCCCATTGGCTTCTTCTGATGGGCCGCGGTGCGGGAAAAACGCGCTCGGCGGCCGAATGGTGCATCGAGAAGGCCCGGGAGATGCCCGGGAGCCGGGGCGCCATGGTCGCCAGAACCGCGGCCGACGTCCGGGATGTTATGGTCGAGGGGGTCTCGGGGATCCTCGCCATATCGCCCGACGACTTCGTCCCGGACTACAAGCCGGGGAAGCGCCGGCTGGAGTGGCCGAACGGCACGGTCGCCCTCCTCTATTCGGGGGAAGAGCCGAACGCGCTCCGCGGGCCCGCGTTCCATTGGGCGTGGGCGGATGAATTTTGCGCGTGGCGGTATCAGGAGACGTGGGAAATGCTTCAATTTGGTTTGAGATTGGGGGAAAACCCCCAGACGTGCGTTTCAACAACGCCGCGGCCGACGAAGCACCTCAAGGATCTCGTTGCCGATCCGTTCTGCATCACCGTGCGGGGCTCGACCTACGACAACCGGCTAAACCTCGCGCCCGGCTTCTTCCGGCAGGTCATTCGGAAATATGAGGGGACGCGGTTGGGGCTCCAGGAGCTCAATGCCGAGATCCTCGACGACAACCCCGGGGCCCTCTGGACTCGGGCCATCCTGGACGAGACCCGCGTCTCCATCGTCCCGCCCCTCACCCGGATCGTCGTGGGCGTGGACCCTGAAGCTTCCAGCGGAGAGGATAGCGCCGAGACCGGGATCGTCGTCGCCGGCCTGGGGGTCGACGGCCACGGCTATGTCCTCGACGATTGCACCATCCGGGGCTCGCCGATCGAGTGGGGCCGCCAGGCCGTCGCCGCGTATCACCGATGGAGCGCGGATCGGTTGGTCGGTGAGGTTAACAATGGGGGAGAAACCATAGGATATGTTATACTTTCCATTGACGACACGGTCGCATACAAGGCCGTCCATGCCTCCCGGTCGAAACAGGCGAGAGCCGAACCCATAAGCGCCCTCTGGGAGCAAGGGAGATGCCACATGGTCGGGTGCTTCCCCGAGCTTGAGGACTCGCTTACGGAGTGGGTGCCCGGCCAGGGCATGGCGAGCCCGGATCGACTCGACGGGATGGTGTGGGCGCTATGGGAGCTCATGCTCACGACCGAATACGAGGCCACGGTCTACGACGAGGTGCCGGCCCCGATCACGTCCTGGTGACCCCGGCGGTAAAAGCAAAACTCTTATCTCCCGCGAGACTGAGCATTACCAAACCAGCGGAGAAGGACATGGGCGGAAGCGGTGCAAAGAACCGGGGGACGCCGGCCTCGAAGGCGGCCACGACCCCGGGCGGATGGACGACCCCGGGCCGGTACGACGAGGTCGGGCCGATCCGGAACGAGCAAGCGATGTTAGTCCCGCGGGAGAGCAAAGAGGATCTCATTGCACAAGACCAGGCCGAGGTCGACGCGGCCCTCGCGCGGTTCGTGGCGATCGGGAAAGAGTACACCGCGGCGAGGTCCGCCGGGCCCGGGTCCGGGATCGCGCGGATCGGCGACCGTCTGAATCAGGCCCAGGACACCCTCGCGAAGGCTCGGAAGAAGCTGGAGCAAACCAAGCGCCGGCGGAAGTGGTGATCTGATGGGTGGAAGTGGCGCGAGCAGCAAAGGCCGGGCCACCGGGACCGGGAGCGTCCGGTCGCGGATCGCCACGCTGAACCAGGAATACCTGGAGACACAAGAGGAGATGTTCGCCGCCCCGTACGACGCCGAGGATCGGGGACAGCGGGCACACCTCCGGGAGAAAGCCGACAAGATCCGCGCCGAGCGTGACGCCCTGGCGATCCAGCTCGAAACGGAAACGGGGAAGCCGGTCGACATCGCCGCGATCACGCGCCGGAAGAAGGCGGCGGACGCCCGGAAGCGGAGGAAGTAGATGGGCGGAAGTGGCGCCTCGTCCGCCCCGTCTGCGGGGCGGCTCGTCGGGGATTATCGGAAGCGCGCGGCCAAGCTCGACGCCGAATGGCGCGCGGTCAACGCGACCGGGGACAAGGCCGCGCTCGAAGTGGTCCAGGCGAAGCGGAACGCGCTTTATGAGACGGCGCCGCACGCGCTCCTCCGGGGGCCGGCGACGACGAAGGCGGCACGGTACGACCAGGCCGCCGACCTCCACCAGGCCGCATATCGCGCGTACCGTGCGGCCGACAAAGCGCTCACCGACGAGCAAGCAACATACAACCGGCCGGCCGTGGTGAAGCGCCTTCGTGCTCGCCGCGATCGCACATGGGCCGGGGTGAAGAGGCGCCAGGCGTCGCTCGACGCCTTCGCGAGGTGATCTGATGGGCGCCGGCTATGCCATGCGGAACTGCGTGAAGCCCCACGGGTCGCTCGACACCCAGAACACCCGGCTTCTCGACTATGTCGACGTCACGGACGACTCGGAGATGCCGATCATCCACGACACCTTCCTGAGTCCGCCGGCCGAGATCATGATCTGGGAGGGCCGGCCCCGGCTCTACGCGGGGAAGTTCGTCCACCTGTATACGGAGGATTATCGGTTCGAGCAACTCTGGCGCCGGCCGGAGTTTTATTTACCTAAAATCCAGGCGTTCGCCGGGATCTTCAGCCCCGACTTCTCCCTCTTCCGCGACTGGAATATCCATGTCCAGAGGAATAACGTCTACCGTTCGCGCCTCCTCGGCGCCTACTGGCAAGCGAACGGGATCCCCGTGATCCCGTTCGTCTCGTGGGCCGGGCCCAAGACCTATTCGTTCTGTTTCGATGGGATCCCCGAGGGGTCCATGGTCGCGGTCTCGACCGTCGGCGTCCACCGCGAGCGCGAGGCGCGGGCGATGTTCAAGGCAGGGCTCAAGGAGATGCTCGACCGGATCCACCCCCGGGCCGTCATATGCTACGGGCGGATCGAGGCATTACTCGGCGAGGTGCCGGAGCACTTTTACCCATATCGACCCGACCTCGTCGCGAAGGTCTCGCCCCTCTACGAATATGTCCGGAAAGACGCCCGGCTCATCCCCCAGGACGGGCCCCTCGTCCACCTGGAGGCCCCGGACGGCCCCCGGCGGGAGACGGTGGAGGCGTTCGCGTGAGCGACCGCGCGACCTTTCTCCAGAAGGCCCGGGCGCTCCTCTGGTCGGCCGATACCCAGGCGTGGCGGATGAACCGCACCGGGCGCCGGCGCTTTGCCCATACGCAGGTGGAGAAATTGCAGAATTTTTCAGAGTATCACCGGGACGTCTCCCGGATCATGGCCCGAGACGTCGACCAATGCACCCTCGGGGGGATCGCGTGAGAACCCTCTGCCTCGACTTCGACGGCGTCCTCCACACGCATAACGGCCCGTACGAGGGCGAGACCATCATCCGGGGGACGCCCGTCCCCGGGGCCGTGGCCTTCGTCGAGGCGGCCCTCGGAACCTTCGACGCGGTCGTGGTTCACTCGGCCCGGTGCCGGTCGGCGGAGGGGCGGCGGGCCATCACGCTCTGGCTCACGGATCACGGTTTCCCCATGGATCTCGCGGTCGTCGCCGACAAGCCCCCGGCCATCGTCTACCTCGACGACCGGGCCGTCACGTTCACGGGGGTCTTCCCCGACCCCGGGGCCCTCGCGGCCTTCCTCCCATGGGACCGGACGGCCGATCTCGCACAATCCGACATGCGCCCGGTGGGATCCCCGTGACCCGGCCCCGGGAGGCCGTGGTGGAGCCCCTGGGGCGCCTCGTGCTCCGGCCGGATAAGAAGGCGGACGGGGCCGCGTGCGATATGTGCGACCGATGCTTCGAGAAGGTCAACGTGGTACGGGTCGACGGCGAGACCGCGCTCATGTGCGACCTCTGCCTCTCGTTCGCATTGTATTAAGAACAAATCAGAACCTTTTTCTCTCTGACCTCCATATAGTAGTCGGTGACAACTGAAATGTCCCTGACTGACAACCACACCGCGCGGGTCGATCTCGCACGGGCCGCGGTCGAGGCCGCGGAGGCCCGTCTCGGCCGCCTGGAGGCCGTGCGCGAGCATGGCAACCCCGAGCCCGAGCTCACCCTGGAGATCGAGGCCCTGGAGAACACCCTGGAGGCGCTTCGGCACAACCTGGACGCCGCGGAGGACGAGCTCGCGACGGCGGAGCCCATCTTTCGCCGGCGCGTCGTCGAGGCGATCGACTCCTTCAAGGCCGCGGACAACCCGGTCTGGCGGAAGGAGGCGGTGGTAAAACTCCGGTGCGCCCGCCAGGTCTACGAAGCCGCGATCGGGAGGCCGGCCCCGGGCTTCTTCTGCGTCGAGTGCTTCAGCCGCGGCCCGGCCTTCTGCGGGCGCGACATTGACGACTGCGATCGGAGGTGCCGGGAGGTCTTGAAGCCGGCCGCCCGGGGCGCCTGATGCCTCAGACCTATACCTTCCTCCTCGAAAACTTCGACGGGCCCGTTCAACGCGGGGCGTACATGCTCTGCCGCGGCATGGCCGACAAGATCGCCGCGTTCGAGGAGAAGTTCGGCGTCCGGGTCGTGGGGCTCGTCTTCAAGACGGGCTCCGACACCGCCGAGTTCATCACGACGCCGGCCGAGGATCCCGAGTGCGGGCCCGTCCGGGTCGTGGGGGAAGACTGATGGCCCGCAAATACCCCTCCGGGCACTACGACACCCCGCTCGGCACGTACACGAACACGACGACCGGGAAGCCCGTCTCGGCGCTCGCCGACCGTTCGGGCCGGTGGTGCGTCCGCGGGCCCGTGCTCGCGCACCGTTCCGGCCATTGCGACACGGTCCCCGACGCCATCGCGAAGGTGAAGGCGACCCTGGAGGCGTCCCACGCGGCCGACCTGAAGGCCGGCAACGGGCCCGGCCCGATCGCCTGGCGGGAGGGGTACGCGTGACCGGCCCCGCGTGCGAGGTCTGCAACAAGCCCGCGCCCCAGGGCCCCGCCGAGTTCAAGGCCGGCCGGTGGTTCCACCTCGGCCCCGACGGCGCCGGCCGGCTCCCCGCGGTCTGGATCTGCGGCGACCACGGCGACGACCCCGCGGCCGTGATGCGGGCCATCATGGGCGGGCTCCATCGGTGCCCGGGCACGGCCGCGGCCGGGAGGTCGGCATGAGCGACGAGTGCACGCACCGGGGCCGGATGCCCGGCGGGTGCGGCGGCCGGTGGTGCAACGCGCGCCACGTCCCCCTCTCGGCGGGCCCGTGCGATCCGAACTGCGAATACCGCACGGTCCCCCGGGGTGGTTAAGACGGCCGTATGTCCGTTCTGTTTCCACCGATGGGTCTCCCGGTCGAAGAGCCCGTGGATAACGTGCTCCCGGTGCCAGCGGAAGCACAAGCGCGAGGCCGTCGTGCTCACGGTCCACGGGGCGCCGGCCGCGTACCCCGGGCCCGTCCGGTGCCAGGTCTGCGACGCGCTCGTCCCGGTCCTCGTGCCGGCCGCGCTCGGGGACGAGCCCGTGCTCGCGTGCGCCCGGTGCGTTTAGAGGGGGCGACATGCCCCGCGGTAAGCGGTGCCCGTGCGTGGTCCGGGACTACAACCTCCACGTCCCTCTCGCGACCGAAGCGTGCGGCGACTGTGAGCACCTCGACCGAACCGGGACGGACTTCGATACCATGTGCCGGTGCCCGCGGCGGAAGACCCTCCTCTATCCGTCCATGCCCGGCGTGAAGCCCCTCCTTGCCCGGTCCCGGCACGCCCCGCCCGTCTCCCTCACATCCCACCCCCAGGAATAAACCAATAGCCTTTTTATAGCCCGCCGCGATGCTCTAAGTAAAGGGGCACTAATGGCGGGGAGAGGGCACTATCGGAGGCCGGGGAACACTCATTGGACGCCGTGGGGGCACTAATGGCCGCCCGCGTCTCCAACCGGGTGATCGCCGAACGGATCGATGAATTAGAAACGTTTATCGAGGATTCACTCACCGAGGCCGTCTCGGCGAACGCCTCGTGGAAAGACCCCCTCACCCTCACCCTCGCGCTCGGCGACGGCGAGGACGAGTATTCAGTGGATCAGATCCGCGAGGCCGCGCGGAACTGTTACGAGGCGTACCACGCCAACGCCCTTATCCGCCGGGCCGTCAACGTCAAGTCTCATTTTGTCTGGGGCCGGGGCGTCACCATCACCTCGGACCAGGTAGAGGTCAACGCGGTCCTCACCGACTGGCTCGAACGGAACCAGGGCGAGCTCGGCCACCAGGGGAGAGTCGAGAAAGAGATCCAGGTCCAGATCGGCGGCAATTTATTCTTACTCTGCCAGGTCGACAAGCTCGGCGCCGTGGAGGTCGTGACCGTCCCGATCGCGGAGATCGCCGGCTACCTCCGCGACCCGCGCAACCCGAGAAAGGTCTGGTACTGGAAACGGACGTTTACCGAGTACACGGTCCAGAAGGACGGCACGAGCACGGGCAAGGCGCAAACCTACTGGTATCCGGCGCTCGGGTACAATCCCACGAAGCAACCCAAGACGATCGGGGGGACGCCGGTCCAGTGGACCGACCGGCTCCACCACGCGCCCCTCCCGCGGGCCGGCACGGGCGTCTTCGGCCTCCCGGCGGTCGTGGCGGGGATCCCGTGGGGCAAAGCCTACACCCAGCATTTGAGCAACGTGGCGAGCATCAACGCGGCCCTCGCGACGTTCGCGTGGAAGGCCACGGGCGCCAACCCGGCCGCGGCCCGGGCCGTCGCGGACGTCGTCGACCGCCAGAAGAGGACGCCGATCCCGACCGGGTCCACGCTCGCCTCGACCCCCGGGGTCACCATGGAGCCGATCCGGACGGCCGGGGTCGCCACATCCGCCGACGAGGCCCGCCGGTTCGCCCTGATGGTGTGCTCCGACACGGACGTCCCCGAGCATATCCTCCTCGGGGATCCCAGTACGGGGAACCTCGCGACCACGAAGACGATGGAGCGCCCCCTGGAGCTCGCCGTGCTCGACCGCCAGGCGTGGTGGGTCGACACCCTCACCCTCCTGGGGTCGTTCGCGGTCGAGGCCCGGGTGCTCGCCGACGGCTTCGCCCCGCTCACCGGCAAGGTCGAGCTCGACGACTGGGGCCGGCGCCAGGTGCTCGTCTCCGTCCGCCGGGTCGTGAAGGATAGGGAGACGGATCGCGAGGTCACCGAAGCCCGGGCCGCGAAGGCCGCGCCCGGGACGAAGGCGACCTCGCAGGAGGCCGCCGACGCCAACCTCGGGCCCGTCCAGGAAGAGGTCGCCGAGGTCACGGTCGAGTTCCCGGCCATTCTCGAACACGACCCGGTCTCGGAGGTCGCCGCCATCATCAGCGCCGCGACCGCCGGCACGGGGTCGCTCGCCGGGATCATGGACCGGGCCACCTTCCAGCGGTTGCTTCTGAGAGCTCTCAATATCCCGAACGTCGACGACGCGATCGCCGAGATGGACGACGAGGACATCGCCCGCCAGGTCGAGAGGCATGAGAACCCGCCCGAGCTGGAGCTCGCCCGCCAGGCCCAGGCCGCGAAGCTCGGCGGGGAGGAGCCCGACGAGGACGAGGACGCGCCGCCGGCGAAGAAGGGCGCGAAGAAGCCGACGAAGCGCTCGCGGGACAACGACGTCGAGGAAGGGATCGAGGAGTCGCTCTCGGCCGTCGCGACCGCGCTCCAGGAGGTCGCCCGGACGGCCCTGGTGGAGGCGGACGTTCAAGAAGACCACTGGGTCACCCTGAAGGACGGCCGGCGGGTCTACATCAAGGACAAAGGGGCCCCGGAGAGCCCCGCGGAGCCGGCCCCGGAGCAACCGACGCCCGGGCCCGCGGAACCGGACACCCCGGTCGGCCAACCGGAGACGAAGACCGCCGGGGAGGCCGCGGCCCGCGATTTTGAGAGCTCGGTCAAAGACAGCGACGTGGAAAACGCCGCCGTTTTCACCGCAGACGGCCACAAAATCCTCGAAAAAGCGGGGACCAGCGACACCATATACTTTGAAAAAGGCGAGATCCAGGCGATGCGGGACGCCTACGTCACCCACAACCACCCGCCCGGGGGATCGTTTTCGACATCCGACGTTGAAATGGCGATAAAGGGGGACGTGGCCGAGATCCGGGCCGTCGACCAAAAATATCGGTACATCCTCACCCGCGGGAAAGAGGGATGGCCGGACAACCACCAGGTGATAACCGCCGAGTTCAGGGACGAGCTGGGGTACGTCAAGGAAGACCTGTATGATCGTGCCGAACGCGGAGAGATCCCGTATGAAGACGCATTACCGGCCGCGTGGGACGAGACGTGGAAGCGGGTCGCGAGGTATCACCCGGGGATGAATTATCGGAGGGAACCGATATGACGGCAACAATAGACGACAGCGAGCTCCGGGACGTCTGGTTAAGCCCGGTCTGCGTCCACTGTAAGCATCACGCCTATAAACAGGGCCGCACCTGCCCCGCGTTCCCCGACGGGATCCCCGCCGAGATATGGCGCGGTGATAACCCACACACGTCCCCCTATCCCGGGGACAACGGGATCCGGTTCGAGCCCGTGGCCCCCGTCGCCGAGTCCGCCGGGCCCGTTCAAGAAGACCACTGGGTCACCATCAACGGGAACCACGTCCTGATTAAGGAGCCGGCCCCCGCCATCCCGGCCGACCACGTTACGGACAAGGGGCCGCGCTTCGCGTCGGTCATGCGCGGCGGCCCCGAGAGCCATTACGGGGCGGTCTGGAACCTCGATAATCCCCAGTTCCCCTATGCGGCCGACCCCGACCCCCGGAAGTACACCAAGACCCTCGAATGGATGACCCCCGAGGCGTTCCGGGACGCGCAAAAGGCGCAGTTCGCGGACTTCCGGGACTACTACGAGGGGATCGACCACGAGAATGTCGACGCCCTGAGAAAGGCGTTCGAGAGTCGCAAAAACACCTTCGCGACGTTCGTCCTCGAATACGACGACGCGGGCGCGATCGTCTGGAACCAGGAGGGGCGGCACCGGGCCGAGGCGCTCGTCTCGCTCGACCGGGACGGGGGCGTCGGCCAGATCCCCGTCTGGGTACTCCGGCAGAAGGGACGGCTCGCCGAGTCCGCCGACGACCTCGACGGCCTCGCGGCCCTGATCGCCGAGGCGGATCTCGCCGAAGCCTTCGACCCGACGGTCCCGGGGAAGTGGGTGACCCTGAGAGACGGCCGGCGGGTGTTCATCAAGGACAAGGGGCCGATGCCCCACGCGAGCGTGGCCGGCACGGTCCAGGCGACGCTCGGGGCGGATCGCCCGAAGACCAAGCGGGCCCCGCCGAAGACGACGACAGAGACGCCCGCGGTCCCTGGCGACCCGGCCGATTATGCCCCCGGGGCGACTCGTTCGCGCGACGCTTCGGACGCCGCGGCCCCGGGTCTCCGCGAGGCCGAGGCCAGGATCCGGGGGGAGCCCGTGGAGCACATGGTCGGGTATCGTCCCGACGGCACGAAGGCATGGGAGTATGTCGGCACGAAAAACGAGGTCCGGGTCCAGGGCCCGCCGGGGACAGAGGGACAGTGCCGCGGCGGCATCGTGACCCATAACCACCCCTCCGGGAAGAGTTTTTCCGCCGCCGATATTCGGCAATCGATATACCCGCAATACCGCCAGATCCGCGCCATCGGCGCCGATTGTGTATATGTGATCGAATACACGGGCACGGCCGGAAAGCGCGAGACCTTCCCCGATCCGGAGGAAATATCGACGCTGTACGAGAAGCACGAGGCGGACGTCGGCCGCGAGGTTTCGGCGGCCCTTCGCCGAAAGGAGATCAAAGCCTCCGACTTCCGGAAGATCAACACCGACGCGCGCCATGAGATCCTGGTGCGGGTTGCCAGGGACGAACCGCGGATACGCTATTATCGGGAGCCATTGCCATGATTGAAGGGTTTGACGACCGCGAGCTCGACCGGGGGGTCGTGTCTCCGGTCTGTTCGTTCTGCCGGCACCTCACACATGAGCGCGCCTCGTGGGGAACATGCCCCGCGTTCCCCAACGGGATCCCCGACGAGATCTGGAACGGGGAGAACAAGCACACGGCCCCCGTCGACGGCGACCACGGGATCCAGTTCGAGCCCCTCGCGGCCATCACCGAGGCCGAAGCGTATCCCGGCACGGAATGGAGAACCATCAACGGCCGGCGCGTCTGTGTCTCGGGGAACTGCCCCAAGGGGACGCGGATCGAAGACCTCCCGGGAGGGCAACCGAAAGGCGACGGGGAGACGGCGGCCGGCCCCGAGGCGAGCGCGACCCCGATCGTCCTCAAGCCCGGGGACGAGGGCTATGTCGACGTGGCCGGGTGGGGCGAGAAAGAAGACGACGCGATCGGTGACTACCTGTACGAGTCGCCGAAGTGGATCCCGCATGAGCTCGCCCAACAGAACGGGGAGATCAGCGACATCGAGCTCGACACCCTCGTGGGGTACCAGACGGAATTTCACAACGAGATTAACAACTACTGCCGCGACAAGGCGAAGGGGGCCCTCGACTCCGACTTCGACATGGAAATGGAGGTTATGCCCCACCTCGACTATGCCGTGAAGATCGGGCGCGTCGAGGAGGGTCACCAGATCTTCCGCGGGGTCGGCGACACGACCGGGGCCCGCCTCCTGGCCGCGAAGGTCGGGGACTTCTACACGGACGCCGGCTATCAATCGTGGTCGCTATCGGCCCGGATCTCGCGTGATTTTTCTTCGACCGTCGGCGACGCGGACCACCTGTACAAGGGCGTGCTCCTCCGGGCGTTCACCAGGAACGACGAGCCCGCCCGGTACATGAACACGGACGAGTACGAGATCCTCTATCCCCGGAAGAAGAAGTGGAAGATCCTCAGAAAGTCGATCGTCAACCTGGACGGAATAATGAGCCGCCCGTATCTCGTGATCGACGTGATCGCGGAGGAGCCGAAACATGAAGGGTAAATTTACTGCGGAGATGGAGCCCGCCGGTCACGCGCCCGTGACCGAAAAAGAGACTGCGGAGTGGAAGCGGCTACTGGCACTTTCGCACACGCGCCGCACAAAGAAGAAGGCCGGCGGGGGCTGACCGTGCCGCCCCGGTGCGAGGACTGCCGCTTCGCCCATATCGAGGACGCGAAGCTCGGGACCGGCGATTGCCGCCGGCGCCCGCCCTGGCCCGGGAGGGGCTACCCCTGTATCTCGCGCGATCAATGGTGCGGGGAGTTCCGGCCGCGCCCCGGGGCCGTCGGGGACGCGCCCGTGGTGAACCTCGTGGACCTCCGGGGGCGGAAGGTGTGACGACCCCCGTCCGGATGGCCTTGCGCCGCGTCCTCACGGCCGGCGTCTTCTGGGTCGAGTGGCCCGGGATCCCCGGCCGGCATCGCTTCGACCGCGCGACCGACGTCGAGGACGACGGTACGAAGCTCCACGCCCTCTTCTCGGGCCCGGCCATCCACAACGCCGGGCCGAACGACGCCGAGCCTCCCGAGCGCCACGTCCGGGTCGAGGTCGGCCGGACGATCGCCGTCGCTGGCGAGGCACTCTTCGAGCGCGAGGACGACCCGGCACCGTTCACGGTTCGGCCGGGGCTCGTGCCGGTCACCGTCCCGGTCGGGCACTACTGCCCCCAGAACCTCGGCATAGCCCTTAACCACACGACAGAGACCCGGGCCCTCGACGCCCAGAGGATCCTCTGGTGGCTTGAGCACGACGCGGAGCACCCGTACGCCGGCACGATCGAGCCGATCTCTGTCACCCTCCGCCGGATCGCCGACGGCCTGAAAAGCGGCGAGTTCGACCTCCCGGGGGCGTCCCCGTGACCCTCGCCCTTGCGGAGGCCGCGGCCGCCGCCCTCGTCCGGGTCGAGGTGGCCCGGCGCGAGCTCTTCCTCGCCCCCCTCCGGGCCCGCATGGCCCGGGTGGCCGGCGTCCATTTCGACAATCAAAAGACCGTCCTGGAGCGAAAACTCCGCGAACGGGGCGCCCACCTCAACGAGTCCGTCTGTCGCGAGGGGCTCGGGGACGCCGTCGCGGGGCTCATGATCACGATCTTCGACGAGTTCGCGGTCGACTCCGCCGACGCCATGCGGACGGTCCTTATGGACGCGATGGAGGGCGCCATCAAACACCGGCTCCTCGATTTTGGATATGCCATGAGCTTCTCCCTTCGCAACCCGACGGCCGAGAAGTACCTCAAGACCTACTGTCTGAACGAGATCAAGAAGATCGACGCCACGAGCCTGAAGATCATGAAGGGGATCGTCTACCAGGGGCTCTTCGAGGGCGCCTCGTACACGGAGATCGCGGCCCGCATGGTTGCCAGGTATGCCGCCTTCGGCACCCCGGTCCCCCAACACCATCTGAGAAACCGCGCCGAGCTCATCGCCACCTACGAGACCGGGCAAGCCTACGAGGCCGCGGGCCGCGAGGTCGCGGACACCATCGCGAAGAAGGGGATCCCCATCGAGAAGTCGTCGATCACCGTGGGAGACGACCGGGTCGACGCTGAATGTCTGGCAAAGGAGGCGCAGAAGTGGATCCCGCTCACCCAGCCCTTTACAACCGACCTTCAGAAGGACAAGGTCGAGCACCAGCACTCTCCTTTCCACATCGCGTGCCGGTGTAATACGATTTACCGGGTGGCGACGAAACGGGCCCGGGCCATGCTCGCCCGGTCACCGAACCCGGCACCCGTCGAATTTTACGCCATCATTAAATAGGGATGGTTAAAATTTTAGCGTAAGGAGGGAAGAGAGAGATGGCAAAGGAGTCGGCGATCGCGGTCGTGGAGGCCGCGCTCAAGAACGGGGAGGGGCTCGCGGCGGAGTTCTGCAACGATCCCGAGGGAAACGAGTGGCACGCCATGACCTACGGCTTCACGGCCGGGTGGATGGCGGACGACCCCGCGCTCAAGTTCGACATGAACTTGATCCCGGTATGGTATCCCCAGGCCGTGCGGGACGCGATCCTCAGCGAATACCATTATTATAACTGGGGGTGGACGATCGGGTGGACCGCGGACTCGGCCCTGGAGCGCCTCGGCGGCTTCCTGAAGGAGCACGCCCTGAAGGTCGGGGCCGTGGCCGGCGCGATCATCGTCGGGTACGCGAAGACCCGGGGGTGGATCTGATGGCCGCCGACGAGTGGCCCGGGTGGCCGTGGGAGAAGCACCTGGCCCGGGGCCAACCGACGATCACCCGCCGCGCGGACCTCCCGCCCGACGAACCCGACCCGGATCGCCCCTTTGTCGGGCTCTCGGACTGACCCATGACGTACGAGCTCGACCCCGCCGGGTACCGATGGCTTCGGGCCCGGGTCGCCGAACGCTGGCGCTATCTCGCCGTCTACGACGTCGATATGCAGGAGGTCGCCCGGCTCGACACCCAGGCGGACCCCCGGGTCACGGTCACGATCAACGACGCGACCGCGGAGGTCGAGTACGAGGCCCGGCTCCGGGGGACCGACCCCGAGATCGCCGGCCTCCTCCCCGTCCGGCTCGGGGCCACCCGGCTCTTTCCGACGGCCGACGGAGACGACGGGCGCTCGCGCGTCTCCTATGCCGGGGTCGTGATCGAGACCTCGGCCGAGTCCAAGACCCTCCGCCATACGGTGCACGTCCCGGCGGCGCTCCTCCAAGAGGTTTATGTGAATGGTTCGTGAAATGCTCCCGCCGGCCGAATTTTCGCCCGACGCCTATCTGACCCAGCCCCTCGCCATCGGCGAGGTGGCCGAGATGCACCTGACGACGACCGCCTGGCTTCCGCCCGCGCCGAACGTCTGTATCATCAACGACGCGGGCAAGTACGAGATCGTTCGGTACGAGACGATGGACGCGACCACGCTCTACACCCTGACACGGGGCGTCTCGTTGAACGGGGCCCTCGGGGTCGCGGTCGCGCACGACGCGGGGATCGCCGTCTACCGGGGCGATTGCGCCATGGACGACGTGGCCTTCGCCGAGAACATCCGGTATCTCATGGAGAAACAGGTCGTCGGCGTCATGTGGGACCGGGGGGCCGGCGGCACGAACCACACCGACCTCGTCCTCATCGACGACAAGGGGAACGCGATCCCCTCGCTCCCGTTCGATTCCTTCGACAACCACATGCTCTGGGGCAACATCCGGCGGGTCACGGTCTCGGCGACCGGGGCCGTCACGCGCGGCACGAACGCCCGCGGGGACACGCTCACGCTCGATGGGAGCGCGGGGCGCGTCATGGTGGAGATCCCGAAGTTCTGGGTCCGGGCCGAACGCACGGCGACCGGGGTCTATTGCTGGTGGGTCTCGTCCGTCCCCCAGAGCGGGTTCGAGGTGCACCCGGCCTTCCGGATGCGGGGCGGGGTCGAGCGGGACTTCGTCTATGTGGGGGCCTACGAGGCAACCCTCGTCTGGCGCGACTACCCGGGGCACGCCTCCGCCGTCCCGGCCCTCCATTCGTTCACGGGCGCGCAACCGATCACGGGCCAGGGAGCGATCCGGACACTCGCCTTCTCGTCTGGGGGGGCGACCGTGCCATCCGTCGGCGAGACCCTGACGGGCGCGACATCGACGGAGACCGCGGTCCTCGTCGACTATAACCTCACGGGCGGCACATGGGCCGGCGGGGACGCGGCCGGCACGCTCATCCTCCGCCAGGTCTCGGGCTCGTTCGGGGCGGAGAACCTGAACGGGTCGGTCTCGGGCGCGAACTGCATGACGGTCGGCGGGCCCGCGACCGGGCTCTATCTCGACGAGGACGACGCCCGCGGGTACGCGGACGCCATCGGGCCCGGATGGGGCCTGGAAAACATCTGGACCGACCGGGCCTGGCGGCTCCTCCTGGCAATCGAATATCAGACCTGGGATCTCCAGGTCGCCCTCGGCCGGGGCGTGGTCGACCTCGCGGCCGGGACCGGGTACGCCGGCGTCCTGACGGGCCATGGCGGGGCGGACGCGGCGATCGGGACGAACGGCACCGGCAAGGGGGCCGGGGTCGACGGCGAGGCGGCGATCTGCTGGAGAGGGATCGAAAACCCCTGGGGGAACGTCTCGACGTTCGTCGACGGGCTCCAGGCGGACGCCAACGCGAACGCCTATATCATCCCGCGCGAAGGCACGGTCGCGCTCACGACGGGCGACACCCGGCCGTTCGAGCTCCCCGCGTCCAAGCTCCCCCTGGAGGACGGGTATGTCTCGGACCTCCTCTTCGAGGGGCTCACCCGGCTCCTCCTCCTCCCCGGGTCGGTGACCGGCGGGACGGCCGCGACGTATTGCTGCGACAAGTTCCTCACCCCCGCCGCGGGGAGTGGTGCGGCCGTCGGGGGCTCGTGGGCCTCCGGTGACGACGCCGGGCTCATGGCGATGGATTGCGCCCTCCCGGCGTCGATCGGCGAGCGCACCCTCGGGGCCCGGCTGGAGTACATCGGGCCCGAGCCCATGTCCGCGGGGTCGGTCCTGGTGTCCACGGCCCACGACGACGCGACCCTCTTCCCCCCGCCCGTGACGGGCACGGCGACCCCGACGGCGCCGTATGCGGCATGGTCGGACGCGAGCTCGGGAACGATCGCGTGGGACGCGCCCCAGAAGGTGCTCCACCAGGACGGCGGGTATTGCCGGGCCGCGGCCGGCGCCGGGGAGACCCACCTCCTGAAGGTCCAGGGCTTCCGGTTCAACATCCCGAGCACGGCCACGATCAACGGGATCCAGGTGCTCGTCTACTGCAAGGCCACGGCGCACGACGTGGGGTCGAACGTCGTTGACGATGCGGTCCTCGAGCTCATCAAGGCGGACGGGTCGCTCTCGGCCTCGAACCTCGCCGACACCGGGAACTGGTGGGAGGTCACGGCCGAGCCCATGAGCCACGGGGGCACGAGCTCGAAGTGGGGCGAGGCGTGGACGCCGGCCGACATCAACTCGGGGGAGTTCGGGGTGGCCCTCGCGGTTACCCAGGCCGGGACGGCCCGGGCCATGGTGGACTTCGTCGGCGTGCGGGTCTTTTACTTCGTCTGACCCCCGCCACCCATGCGTTTTCTACGTTACCTTTAAGTAAGGCAATCCGATAGATTTCCTCGGATGAAATCGCCAGGCGGTGACGGCCCGGGAGTCCTGATTCAGGAGGACTTTCAGCCCCTCATCGAAGCCGAGATCGCGGCGGACGGAACCATCCCGGTCTGCGTGATCAAAGCCGGCTGGTCGAAGAACAAGCGCTATTATTCCGAGAGCGTTCTGACGAGCGCGGCCTCCATCTACCGGAAGGGGACGCACATGCTCTGGAACCACCCCGGGCCGAACGCATTACGCGAACAGCCCGGCGGCGACTTGAACGCGATCGCGTCTGTTCTGAGTGAAGAAGCGCACTTCGACCCCGTCGGCCCGATCAATCCGAAGACGGGAAAGCCCAACGGAGCGGGCCTCTATGCCCGGGCCCGGCTGATCTCCGCGTATCGCGACCGTATCCTGGAGCTCGCCGAAGACATCGGCCTCTCGCACCGCGTCCGCGGCCGGGAGGTCGTCGGGACCGCCGAGGGACGGACGGGGAAGATCGTCGAGGAGATATACGACCCGGTCAAGCGCGGGCTCCCGCGGGTGACCGTCGACTGGGTCGCGAACCCCGCCGCGGGCGGGTCACCCCTCGCCGAGGGGGAGGAACACATGACAGAACCTGAAGAAGACCTGAACCTCACCGAGGCGATCGCCGAGCGCGACGCCCGGATCACGACCCTGGAGGAGGCTCACGCCGCCTTCGAGGCCACGATCGCCGAGCACATGACCACGATCGCCGGCTTCCGCGCGAAGGAGATCCTCGCCGAGAGCATCGCCGCCGCGAAGCTCGACGAGGCCGTGGAGGCCCGCGTCCGCGCCCTCGTCGCGGGGACGGCCCTGCCGATGACCGAAGCCGCCGCCCTCGACGAGGCCGCCTATACGGCCGCCGTCTCGGAGACCGTCGAGGCCGAAAAGAGCTACGCCGCGACCATCGCGGAGGCCGCACGCGCCGCGCCCGTCGGCGTCCCCGGCGGGTCCGGGTCGACCGGCGCCGTCGGCGACTTCCTGGACCGCACCGGCGGGATCCGGGCCCCGCGGAGGGGATAGAGCACCATGACCGACAACCGATCCGCCATCGCCGGCACGTACCCGACGACCGGCATCAAACAGACGGTGGCCCTCATGGAGGGCGCGCCGACCGTTGGGACCGCCTACGGCACCGACGGCATGACGAGCACCGTGATCACATGGGCGGCCGAGCTCCACGAGGGCGACGTCGTTACGATCGCGAACAACAACGAGTTCACCTTCGCCGCGCTCGACGGCATCCCGGCCGTGGAGGCGCCCCAGAACACGGAGAGCCTTCCCTGGGGCGTGATCACCTCGACCCCGACCATCCCGGTCAACTCCCCGCCGAACACGGCCGCGGGCGAATCGCTCGCAAAGCGCCTTGCGGGGAAGTACTACCGGCGGGCGATCGTCGAGTTCCCGTATCTCAACCAGATCGTGAAGGCCGAGCTCTACCAGGACGGCGCGAACGCCACGATCATCGGCGTCGGCACGACCCTCAACGGGAATATCGCCGCCACGCTCCGCGAGCACAAGCTCTGCCTCACCGCCGCCGCGGGCAACGGGACGGGCGTGATCCCGCTCCACTACGCCGCCGCGGGCCAGGCCGCCGACCTCACGAACATCCTCGTCGCCGTCACCGGCGCGATCTACTGGGTCACGGGGGCCTGAATCATGGTAAGCGGAACTACTGACAGATACCTGAAGAGCGACGTCGCCCTCCCGGTCCTCTACCGGATCATGGAGCCGCGCCTCGCAATGTTCGACCTCATCCCGTTCGTGAAGGAGACGACGGACCACTTCGTCTTCCAGCGCGACGCGACCATGGCCGCCGACGCGAAGAAGGAGACCCCCGCCCCGTTCGAGGACGGCGCCTTCCTCCCGGAGATCGACAGGTCGAGAAAGACCACGGTCGCCGACATCACGTCGGCAAAGGGCTTCTCGATCCGCCTCTCCCGGGCCCTCATCCGGGACGAGTCCCGGGCCGAGCCCGAGCTCCGCGCCGCGTACGAGCGCGCCGGCTTCTGGATGGCCGAGGCCCTCAACGCCTCCATGCTCGCCGCCATGACCGCCGGCGCCACCACGGCGTTCACGTACTTCAACCCGACCGTCGCATGGTCGGACGGGGCCTGTGTCCCGCTCGAAGACCTCCTCGCCCTCGGCCAGGACATGGACCGGGACGGCTACGAGTACAAGCTCACGGACGCGTACGTCCTGAAGCCGTGCTGGAACGAGCTCAACAGCTATCTCTTCAGCCTCGACGTCAACGGCGTTACCCGGGAGATGTACGGCCGGCCCGAACGCCCGAACCGCGACACGATCCGGATCCCCGCGCTCGACCTCGACGTGCACAAGCTCCAGGCCAGTTCCGGCTTCGCCGACGGCTACGTGCTCGGCATCGACGAGGCGAAGCCCGGCGCGGAATACCACTACTTTGTCGACCCGAAATACGGATCGGCGAGTGTCTCCTACCCGACGATCGAGAACGGGGCGCGGGTCGAGAAGACGGTCCCGAACTTCGGGATCCACTTCAAACAGTTCGAGGAGGACGGATCGCACGACACGATCCTTCAGTTCTGGTACGAGGGCAAGACGGCCGTTCGCGAACCGTACGCGCTCCTCTACGGTAGCGGGATCTGAGGTGTAGGCGATGGCCTACACCGCCCCGACAAGCAAAGCCCTCCGGACCCGGAAGGGTAGGATCGACGAGAAGATCGCCACCGAGCTCGGCCTCATCGACGCCGAGATGGCCGCGATCCAGGGCGGCACCCTGACGATCGCCAACACGAAGATCATGGTCGGCAACGCCCAGGGCGTCGGCGCGGCCGTCAACGTCTCGGGCGACGCCACGCTCGCGAACACGGGCGAGATCACGATCGCCGCGGAGGCCGTGACCCTCGCGAAGATGGCCGACCTGGCCCGGGGCTCGCTCATCGTCGGCGCCACGGCCGGCAACCGGCCCACCGCGCTCGACGCGAACGACGCCGGGAAGATCCTCGTCGGCGACGGGAACGACCTCGTCTCGGTCGCCATGTTCGGCGACGCCACGCTCGCCACGACGGGCGCCCTGACGGTCGCGGACAACGCGATCACGAACGCGAAGATCGCCCCGGCCTTCCTCCAGCGCGCGAAGGTCGCGCTCACCCCCGGGGTCGCCGACGCCTTCGCCTTCAGCTTCCAGAACCCGGAGGCGACGAAGATCATCGTCTTCAAGGGCATGATCCGGATCACGGCCGGCGGCGGGACGCCTCTCGCCGTTATGGACGTCGGGACCGGGGACGAGGCGACGAGCGCGAATAACAACCTCTGGAACGACCTCGACATCACGGCCCCGGGCGTCTTCCAGACGACGTGCGACAAGATCTTCGTGCTCGACGAGAACGGCGGCACCACGGACTTCATCAACGGCCAGATCAAGACCCAGAACGCCGCGGCCCTCGCGGGCGACGCCTACTTCTGGTACACGGCAATCTGAGGGGGTTCGGCCGTGGTCTACACGTACACCCTGTCAACCGACATAGGAAAGGTGCGGTTGCTCGTCCCCGACCGCGTCCAAACGGGCGCCGCGTTTACGGACGAGGAGATCACGGCCCTCCTGGCCCTCGAAGGCGGGGACGTCTACGGGGGC